GAATACGCCGCCGCACTGGCAGAAATCGAGGTGTAATATGCTTTATATGCTTTATGAGGCTTTAGCTGACTAGAAAGGACGTGATATATATGCTTTTTAAAGGGCGCAATCTCGTAAAATACTCTTACAGCCGGTGGGGCTGGACACGGGGCGGTGGCAAAACCTGGCACGGCGGGCTGGACATCGGTGGGCTAGATGATGACAAAATCCGCATGCCCAGCTACAACGGCAAGAGCATCGGCGGCGTTGTCAGAACTGCCCGCATTGTGACGGACAAGAGCAACCTCACGTGGGAGTGGGGCTACTACGTGTGTGTACAGTTGGATGCCAACCAGACCCCGGATGCTGTGAATTTTTTGTATTTCTGCCACTGCAAGGAGCTGCTTGTCAAGGTCGGTCAGCGTGTAAAATCAGGCGATGTGCTGGCCGTTGTTGGGCAGACCGGCAACGCTGCGGGCACATGGACGCACTGCCACTTTGAGGTGAGGGCAAAAGCTACCAGCAAAGGCCTTGACCCTACCGCTTATGCGGGCATACCCAACGAAGCAGGTACTTACAACAGCGAAAACACTGCTGACAGTGACGAAGAAGTGCTGATTGATGTGTCTAAGCATCAAGGAATTATCGACTGGGCAAAAGTGCCGTATCGTGCTATTGTACGCATTGGTTATCGGGGGTACGTTTCAGGCGCTTTGGAAAAAGACGAGCAGTTTGACGCGAACCTTACAGGGGCAAAGAGCAACGGCAAGCTGTTTGGGTTCTATTTTTTCAGCCAGGCTATCACTGTAGAAGAAGCGAGAGAAGAAGCGGAGTTTTGCGCAAAGCTCGCGCCGACAGGCTACCCGCTGTTTTTCGATACGGAGTGGAGCCACAACGAGCATGACGGCAGAGCGGACAAGCTGACTAAAGACCAGCGCACCGCCATTGCAATGGCGTTCTGCGTGAGGGCGAAGCAGCTCGGATTTGTTGTGGGCGTGTATACGTGCACTTCGTTTGCAAACGCAAACATTGATTATGAGTGCTTGTGCGAGGATTACGTCGGCTGGCTGGCTGATACCCGCACAGAGTACGACAAAACTTTACCGCGCCACATCCACCAGTACAGCCAGAGCGCCAAAAATGGTGTGCCTGGCATCGTCCCCGAAACCGACCTGAATCACCTCATCAAGCCCCTGCCTGCTGCTGAAGAGTCAACTGCGAGCAAGCTGCAAATTATCACCATCGGCCCTGTCAGCCAGGGAGATGCGGACGCGATTTATGCTTTGTGCAAGGAACGCAAGCTGACCGATGCCGGACTGTATAAAAGTGAATGGGCATGATGCCTAGTAGGAAGTGAAGCATGACTGATTGGGATATTGTAAAAGACATCGTAGTCCTTTTGGGGATTATAGTGACCGTTACCGGCCCGCTACTTAAGCTTAATACAAGCATCGTACAGCTTAAGACTTTGCTGGACAACGTTATAAAGCGGGTTGAGGATGACGACAAGAGCAACACCGAGAGCCATCGCCGCTTGTGGGCACACAATACCGAGCAAGACAAAATTTTGACAGACCATGAGCAGCGTTTACACAGTCTTGAGGATAAGTGAGGTAAAATTTATGTCCGACTTTTTAAAAAATTTTGCGGCGTTGATCAAAGTAAAGACCATCGTGACGCTTGTCGTCGTGGCGGTCTTTGCTGTGCTGGCGCTGCGCGGGGCTTTACAGCCTGACACGGTCATGACCATCGTGACGATGGTGGTTGCCTTTTATTTTGGTACGCAGACCGAGAGCAAGCAGAACAAGAAGGATGAGTAATCATGCCAAAGTTTGATTTTGTCGGCGATTTGCTGACCGATGAAGAAACGGATGTTTTGCAGCTTCGGCGGCGCGGCTGGCGCAATGCGGATATTGCGGCAGAACTAAATTGCAGTGAGCGCACGGTAAAACGGCGCGTACACAGCATCAAAAACAAAATGGGCTGATTCAAAAGGCGTGGCTGCTTTATGCGGCTGCGCCTTTTTTTATTTTGTCCCAAAGACGGCACAACGTTGGCACTTTACTGGCCTACGTTGTGCCGTCTTTTTTTGTACAATTAAGGAAAAAGGAGCGGTGCAGATGGCATACAGGCAAATCAACCTAAACCCGGAACAAAAGCGCGTTGGCGATTGTACCGTCAGAGCCATTGCAGCCGCCACGCATCAAGAGTGGGCGGCTGTATATGCGGCACTTGCGTTGGCTGGATTTGAACTGCATGACATGCCGTCTGCTAACTATGTTTGGGGCAGCTATCTGCGGCGGTGTGGGTGGAACCGTTCGGCAATTCCGAACAGCTGCCCGGATTGCTACACAGTGGCGCAGTTTGCAAAAGACCACCCGGACGGCACGTACATTTTGGCGATGGCTACGCATGTTGTGTGCGTGCAAAATGGGGACTGGCTGGATACATGGGACAGCGGCGATGAAGTGCCGCTGTATTACTGGCAGAAAGGATGATTGAACATGGCGTTTGGCGTACCGTATCAGCCCGGATTTGCACCGGGATATTACCCGATGGGACAGCCCACTGCAATGCCTGATCAGCTTGCACAGTTTCGACAGGCAGCGTATCCACAGCAGCAACAGACGGCACAGCAGACTGCGCCTATTATTTGGGTGCAAGGAGAAGAAGCGGCGAAAAGCTACCTTTGTGCGCCGGGGAACAGCGTGCTTTTGATGGACAGCGAAAAAAGCTCGTTTTATATCAAAACAGTGGACGCAAGCGGGATGCCGCAGCCGTTGCGCATCTTCGATTATACGGAACGCACAGCGGCGCAGAAACAGCCCACACAGGCCGCGCAAGTGCAAGCCGGGGAGTTTGTTACCCGTGAAGAGTTTAACGCGTTGAGCGCCCGCTTTGACGCGCTGGCGGCAGATAAACCGCTGACAAAGAAAAAGGAGAGCGAAAATGCCAAATCCACTGTTTAATGCTTTAGGCGGCAACAACCTGCCCGGGCCGATGGGGCAATTTCAGCAGATGATGCAGCAGTTCCAGCAGTTCCGGGCAAATTTTCAGGGAGACCCCAAAAAAGAAGTAGAAAAGCTGCTGCAATCCGGGCAGATGAGCCAAGCGCAGCTGAACCAGCTGCAAGCGATGGCGCAGCAGTTTAGGTCGTTTATGGGACAGGTTTAATCCGTGCGCACGGTTAGACGATAAAATTTATTTGAAGGGAGTAACAATATGAGCTTATCTTCGGACGGCACTGTTATGACGATGCCGGTACAGCCCGCCAATAATTACAACGGCGGCATGGGCATGTGGGGGCAGGATTGGATTTGGATTATCGTCCTGTTCCTGTTTGGCTGGGGCCGCAATGGTTGGGGCGGAAACAACGGCGCTGGCGCTGTAGATGGATACATCCTCACAAGCGACTTTGCCAACATTGAGCGCAAGATTGACAGCGTAAACAACGGTCTTTGCGATGGTTTCTATGCACAGGCGCAGCTTGTAAACGGCGTGCAGAACGCTATGCAGCAGGGCTTTATGAGCGCAGAAATCAGCCGAGCCAATCAGCAGGCGGCATTTATGCAGCAGCTGAACGCCATGCAGATGCAGCAGGCAAATTGCTGCTGCGAGACCCGCGAAGCAATCCAGGGTGTAAATTACAACCTTGCTACGCAGGCTTGTGACACGCGCCAGACCATCCAGAACGGCACGCGGGACATCATCGAGAACCAGAACGCCAACGCGCGTGCAGTGCTTGATGCGCTTACTGCACAGCGTATTGAAGCAAAGGACGCTAAGATTGCTGAACAGGGTCAGCAGCTTTTCGCCGCACAGCTTGCCGCAAGTCAGGCTGCGCAGAACAGCTATCTGCTGAACCAGCTGCGCCCGGTGCCGGTGCCCGCCTACCAGTCTTGCAATCCTTGGGCAGCTGGCACTTATAACGGCTGCAATGGCTGCGCCTGCTAAAACCGAATACGGCAACTTGTCGGAATATCTGACATGTTCGGCCCCGTGCCGATAGTGCAAAATGTGGCGGGG